GTGGTATTGGATCAGTGTCAGGAACAACTGCCAGTCAATTTGAACCATTTGCAAGTGGGTATCTTAACACTTACATGTTGGTAGCTGGTCGTGTAGGTGGCCTACTCAACTACGAACTATTTGTAGACTATCAAAAGTTGGCCATGCGTATGTTTGGCGGTTATTTGAACTTTACTTTCAACAAAGTAACCAAGAAGCTGACCTTGATACGTAAAATTCCTTATGTTGGTGCAAACGCTGATCCTAACGGATTTGAAGATGTATTATTGCATTTGTACAATTACAAGCCAGATGCCATGATATTAAATGACCCACAGTCGTTTCCGTGGGTACAGGAGTATGCCTACAGTTTTGCTAAGTTGATTGTAGGTGAAGCCAGAGAAAAGTATGCCAGTTTGCCGGGGCCTCAAGGTGGTACACAGCTGAATGGTGCTACACTGAAAGGCGAAGCAAAAGCTGAGATGGAAAAGTTAGAGCAAGAATTGAAAGATTTTGTAGATGGGTCAATGCCGTTAGGCTTTGTAATTGGATAATGAAAATTAAAGATATTATTGTAGAAAGCAAAGGCGAACTAAAGAAACGCCAACGCTTTGCTATGCGCGGATTGAATCGGTTTACTGACGGTAAAAAATGGAACAGCGATTACACACTATATCGTTTGGGACTAGCACTGGCAGCTACCGATGGAAAAACCATGCCACCAGTGGATGAAGAATCTTGGTTAGGCAAATGGAAAGCCACAGCACCGTACAGCAAAGAAGAACAAGACATGCTTAAACTGGCGTACAAAGAAGTACATGCCAATTATGAAGACATGAATCACGGCGATATGCGCAGTCAAGAAGGTCCTACTATTAACAAGGATAGTCCGGTTCCTAAGCCTAAGAAAAATCGCTTTGGCGTTTGACACGCAGTCCTATATAATTTAAAATGCTCCTAAAGGGGCATTTTTTATGATCATAGGAATTACAGGCTTTATTGGTTCAGGCAAAGATACTGTGGCCAATTACTTGGTAGCCAAGCACGGCTTTGTTAGAGACAGCTTTGCTGGCACACTCAAAGACGCTGTAGCACAAGTTTTTGGTTGGGATCGAGAACTGTTAGAAGGACTTACTCCTGAAGCCCGAGAGTGGCGCGAACAAGTGGATCCATGGTGGGCCAAACGACTTGATATGCCTCGACTAACGCCTAGATACATGCTGCAACTCTGGGGCACTGAAGTTTGCCGCGGTGGTTTTCATAACGATATTTGGATAGCCAGTTTAGAAAATAGACTGCGTAAAACCACAGAAGACATTGTGATCAGTGATGTAAGGTTTCCTAACGAAATAGCTGCTATTAGAAAACACGGCGGGGTATGTGTGTGGGTCAAACGCGGGGCTTTGCCTGAATGGTACGAATGTGCTCTACGTGAAAATACTACACACGAAGATCGCCAATGGCTACTAGAAGATGCCGGACAATTGATGCCACAAAAATATCCTCAAGTGCATCACAGTGAATGGGCCTGGATAGGGCAAACTTTTAACTACGAAATAGAAAACAACGGTAGCATTGAAGAACTTTACGATAAGATTAATAATCTGCTACTAGCGGGCTTTCGCGCCAAGTAGTTTTACTGTTATTGAGCTCAATTCTGCAGTTAGCGCATACACTACGCAAATTGATCCAGTTGTTGTTTTTTAGATTTCCATCAAGATAAAAAACAAATATTTGGTTAGAGGTTTTTGCTTTAAAGTTACAACGTTCACAGGTCAGCTTTTTCTTATATCCTGTTTTTGTCCAGCCAGGCATTTCTTTTACTCTACGACCCTTCCTGGCGCAAGCAGCACATATTTTTCTGTAGTAGGTTTTGTTGCCTAATTTGTAATTGACAGCAGCAGGATTGCCACGGCATTGCGTACATAAAGGTCTTTGCATAAAGTTATTTATAATAAAACCTTTTAAAGGCACCTTGTATCTGCCCAAAATAATATCCTTTTAATAAATACTAGCAAATGTTTTGTTAAAGGATAAAAACATGGCACTAGTATCTCCAGGTTTAGAAATTACCGTTACCGACGAAAGTCAATATGTTCCCGGCGCAGTAGGAACAGTCCCCTTAATTATCATGGCAACTGCACAGGATAAAACCAATCCATCAGGCGGTTCTGCCACAGACACTACCGCTGCTAGAGCTGGTAAGTTGTTGACATTTAGCAGTCAGCGTGAGTTGATTGCATCTATGGGTTATCCTAGCTTTAAACAGAGCGCATCAGGCACACCACTACATGGTGATGAGCGCAATGAATATGGCCTAATGACTGCCTATAGTGTATTGGGCAACGTAAACAGAATATATGCAATTAGAGCCGATATTGATCTTGACCAGTTGGTAGGAACAAGTGTTAGACCATCAGGCAATGTGGCTAACGGCACACACTGGATGGATCTAACTGAAAGTGTATGGGGCATTAACGAATGGGATGCCGTTAATAGCGAATTTACTTTAAAAACTCCGATCTTGGTAACAAGTTTGACCAATCAGACACTGTCTGGTGGTTTCTACGTGCCAAACAGCAGCATTGGACAAATTGGACAGTACGCTATATCTTTTGGAACTGGCAGTAATGCCATTGTTTATTATAAAAACAGAAGCAACACATGGGTACGAGTAGGTACAGATGCGTGGGCTACAAGTTGGGCAACTATCAAGGGCACAGTTACATTTGCTACCAGTTCAACTACTGCAATTCCAGCTAGCACTCCGGCTGCTGCTCTGACTATTAACGGAACTTCAGTTACAGTTGGTAACACCGGCTCTGCGAGAACGATTGCACAGGTAGTATCTGCAATTAACAGTGCAGCAATTACAGGTGTCACTGCTGCTTATATTGAAAACAAACTAGAAATTTATGCTACCGGTGCCGCAGCAAGTGATGGTGTAACAGTAGATGGCAAAATAACAATTTCTAATGCATCTGGCACTCCAATGACCAGCTTGGGATTGGGAACATCAGGTAGTACATACGCCAGCCCAATATTAGCCAACGGCACATTTGCAGAGATTCCAGCTTGGAGAAGTTCAGACACAGTACCAAGACCAAGTGGCAGTGTGTTCTTGAAGATTGGTGCAATTGGTAACGGTTCAGATGTGGTTATAAAGAGATTTAACAGTTCAACAGAAACATTCAGCGAACTAGCTACAGAATTTTACACCAGTCCAGAAGCAGCTTTGTTTGGTTTAGATCCAGCTGGCGGTGGTAATGGAATAGCAGCAGGGACAGTTTGGATCAATTATGATCCGTTACTAGATAGTACAGCAGCGTTCAAGCCTTTCCGTAGACGTGTTGCAGGTCAGACAGTTGTAAGCGGAAGCACACTTGCGGCCAATCCGTTTACTATCAGTGAACAAATTTCCATTGGTGTAACTGTATTGGGCTCAGCAACAATCGAAAACTACACTATAACTTTAACAGGAACCACACCAGCCAGTTTTGTGGCAGACGTACTAGCTGCAAACATTCCTGAACTAGATATCAGTGTCACAAACAGTATCATTACATTTACTCATATCTATGGTGGTGATATCTACTTGGATGATGTTTCGGGTACGCCTACAGCAGATGCAGGCTTTACCAGCAACACCACAGGCACAATTCTTTACGGAACAACTTTAGCGTTAACTAATTGGCAAGCACTAACATATACCTACAGCACCACTGAACCTTACCAGGCTCCAGCTGATGGAACATTATGGTATTACAGCGATCCTGCCACAGTTGATATCATGATCAATGACATTGGCGGCTGGAAAGGTTACAAAAATAGTTTTTACGATGGTAGTACCACTGACGCAAGAGGTTATGATCTAAGCTTGACAGATCCAAACGGCGTTATTGTAAGTGCTAGCGAGCCTGAATTCCAAAGCGACGGTGTTACTGCACTAGAAGCAGGTGATCTATGGTTAGATTCGGGTGATTTAGAAAACTACCCTGTACTATACCGTTACGATGGTACAGATTGGATTTTGATTGACAATACTGATCAAGTTGGGCAAAATGGTATTGTATTTGCAGATGCTCGTTGGGACACTGATGGTACCACAGATGTAATTACAGGTTCTCTACCCGCAATTACAGACTTGTTGGCAAGCAACTACATTGACCAGGACGCACCTGATTACAGACTGTATCCACGTGGTATGTTGTTGTTTAACACACGTAGAAGCGGTTACAATGTAAAACAGTTTGTAAGCAACAAGTTCAATGCCAACGCTTACCCTGATTTACCAGCAGTACCAGGTGCTGGCAGTTCATTACCTACAGTCAAGGACACATGGCAAACAGCCAGTGGTCTAAAAGACAATGGCAGTCCATACATGGGTCGCCAAGCACAACGTAGAATGGTTGTTGCTGCAATGCAGGCGGCGTTGATTGCGAATACAGAGGTGCGTGAAGATCAGTTTGCATTTAATTTGATTGCTGCTCCTGGTTATCCAGAAGTAATTGACGAAATGGTAGCACTCAACAACGATCGTGCTCAAACTGCGTTTATTGTTGGCGACACACCAATGCGTTTGGCTCCAAATGCAATTGATATTGCTAATTGGAGTAACAACACCAATGGTGATGGTTTAGCTACAGCAAGTCCGTACTTGGGTGTTTATTATCCATGCGGTCAAACATCTGATTTGCAAGGCAACACTATTGTAGTACCTGCAAGTCACATGGCATTACGTACAATTATATTCAATGACAATGTAAGCTATCAGTGGTTTGCACCAGCTGGTACACGTCGTGGCTTGGTTGATAACGCAAGCAGCATTGGTTATATTGATGCCAACACAGGAGAATTTGTGTTTGATGGTATCCGTGTAGGCCTGAGAGATACCTTGTACGAAAACAGAATCAATCCTATTACTAACTTACCTGGAATTGGTTTGGTAGTATGGGGTCAGAAAACACGCAACCCAACTGCAAGCAGCTTGGATCGTATCAATGTTGCTCGCTTGGTAAACTATCTGAGAACTATCTTGGCTCGAGTAGGCGATGGATTCTTGTTTGAACCAAATGACAAGATCACTAGAGATCAGATTGCTAATATTATTAGCGGTGCAATCAACGACTTGGTGGCCAAGCGTGGGGTATACGACTACTTGGTTGTGTGTGACGAAACCAACAACACACCAACACGTATTGCTAGAAACGAATTGTATGTGGATATTGCAATTGAACCAATGAAAGCAGTTGAATTTATTTACATTCCGATTCGTTTGAAGAATCCAGGTGATATCGCAGCAGGAGTATAATATGGGTATATATTGGGGTCACCATGACCCCAATAGATTCCAACCAAATTTTGGTAAATACCTATAACAGGAGATAAAAATGGCAATTGCCTCATTAAACAGATTTACAGTACCGTTAGCAACAAACCAAAGTGCAAGCACACAGGGTTTGTTAATGCCAAAGCTAAAATACCGCTTTCGTGCAGTATTTGAAAACTTTGGTGTGAGCACAGACAGAGTTGAACTTACAAAACAAGTTGAAAGTATCAGCCGTCCTAATTTAAACATGAATCCGTTCACTATTGACGTTTATAACTCAAAAGTTAACTTGATTGGTAAACCAAGTTGGGAAGCTGTTAGTGTAACACTACGTGATGACGCAGGCGGCAACGTAAGCAAGTTGGTAGGCGAACAAGTTCAGAAGCAATTTGATTTTGCAGAACAAAGTTCAGCTGCTTCAGGTATTGATTATAAGTTTGTTTTAAAGTTTGAAATGCTGGATGGTGGTAATGGCGCTAACACTCCTAATATTTTAGAAACTTGGGAATTATATGGTGCATTGCTATCACAAGTAAACTACGGTGATATGGCATACAGTGAAAACTCACCGGCTACAATTGCTTTGACAATTATGTATGATAATGCTATTCAAAGCCCAACTGGTACTGGTATTGGTACACTGGTAGGCAGAACACTAGGTACAGTTATTACTGGCGTAAGTTAAAAGTTTTAACCCTTGATAGGCCCGGTGTAAAAAACCGGGCTTTTTTTTGAACTAAATAATTAAAAAGAGTAACTATGCCTAG